TTAACTATATTGTTAGCAACAACTTCTATTTCTGATGTTGCTTCGTTTAAATCATTTGCAACAGTTTCTACTTCAGAGATTGCTTCGTTTAAATCATCAGCTACTTTTATTACATCATTAATGTTTGTAGCAACTGTTGTAACATCAGCTATGTTGGTAGCGACTAAACCTATATCTGTAGCATCATTTGCAACTAATGTAACATCAGCAGCTATATTGGCTACATCTGTAACGTCAGATGCTATTCCTGAAACTGTTGTGATGTTAGGTAAATTAGCTGATATAAATTGTTTGTTAACAGCATCTGTGTTGTCTACAGGGTCTGCAACATTTTTTAATCTTTTATTTTGAGTATCCCATTGGAAATCTGCATTGTCTAATGAAATTACATCATTAGCATCATCAATAGCTTCTTGTGACATAAAGAATGCCTGTTCACTATCTGTATCTAAATCATTTTCAGTAAGAACTGAACCAGACGCATAGTCTGTGAGCCTTGAAGTTTGTGAAGTTTTTCTCCTAATCTCAATAGCTGACCCATTTGCAGGAGCAGTGTTAAATGTTAAAGTAGTTCCTGCCGCATTTAGAGTGAAAGCAGTTGTTGCTGACCCAGAAATAGTTACGGTTAAATCTCCAGTGCTTCTATAGCTAAATGGAATGGAAAAAGCTGTTGTACTAGCGTTACCTGTGTAACGTACAAAACTATTTGCCATGTGTAATTATCCTTATTTTGGGTTGAATTCTTCTAAAAGGGGTACTTTATTGAGTTAGTATCTCAATGTAGTTTTTCCTAGCTTTTTTCTTTGCATTCTTAGAAATTGTTTTTCTAGCTTTTTGCATGTCTTTGATTTGAGGAAACTCTTTAAGTAATTGTTTTTTAGCTTTTGCTTCTGCCTTGTGAACAAACTCTAAGATAAACTTCTGTCTTTCATCTCTACCTGCAATCGTACCATCAGCTTTTTTATAAAGTTTGCTTTTAGGGTCTTGAATTACATTTTCAATTAATTGTTTAAGTGTGTATTTTTGACCTCCGTAAGATAATTGAACTTGTCCAGTTAACTCTCTCCACCTGTCATAAGCAGTTTGTTCAGTAGTTTGATTTTTAATTGTTCTTAAATCAACACCAGACTTTCTATCTATTTTTGAAGGTGGTCTGTAATCAAAATCTCTATTTTCATAAAACTTTTGTAGCATGGGGTTCTTAGTTTTAGTCATAGCAAATGGTGAAGACCATAAACCAGACTTACCTCCTAAACCAAATAGCCAACCATTGTCTCTATCAATAACTTCACCATACATATTACGTTTAGGCATGATACCATCTTTACCTTTAAATGGATTTAAAGCTAACAACCTGTCATTTAGAGTAAATAATTCTTTTTGATAATCTTCTTCTACTCTACTGCCATATCTTAATAAACCTGACAATGGTGTAAGTTTATAAATACCTCTAGCTAGTACAGAAGCACTTACTTTGTCAGGAGACCTTGTAGAAACAAAATCATCACTAAAGAAAAAGTTTGCAGTTTCAACTATATTTTTCATATAGAATTTAGAATTAAGATTTCTAAATAAAGAAGTTAAAACTCCCATAGATAACTCTGTCATATCTTTTTCTACAGCTTCAGGTATGTCTTCACTGTATCTAAAAAATTTACCCATGCTGTCAAACAAATCTGCCATAATAAAGAAAGGCATCATTACTGGGTCTGCTCTATTTAACTGAATATATCTACCATCATTTGTTTTGTAAGAATAAGGTTGCCACCCTGTAGACATTTCTCTTTCAGTATTTTCTCTGTAATTTCTCGAACCACCACCAGTTATTTTACCTGCTGATACTAAACTAAATGCTCCTGACCACAGTGCAAAACCCATAGTTGCTCTAGCGTTGGCTTCTGCCGCCGCTTCAACATTTAAATATTTACCATCTGCACCCTTTTTTAAAGCATGTCTTGTAGATAAAACTAATTTGTTTGCCAATGGTAAATGTTCAAAATTCCATTTAATTAAGTTAGAAGGTGTGTTAATAAAGTGTAAACCTAATGCTCTTGTCCATCTATGCTTACTTGTAAAAGATAATACACCACCTGTAATTCCACCTTCCATTTTACCTGTTGCAGGGTCAATAGAATAAGCTGATTGAGTGTATGTGCTTTCTCTAGCATATTGTAATGGGTCATTGACTTGTAATTTGTTTACGTCTGCTATGTTTTTACTAGGCATGTCCACAGTCTCTAACGCACCCCCTGAACCTGATTTTTGATACTCAGCTTCTATTTCTTTAAATCTTACTTTAAACTCGTCATCATTGACTACACCTTTCCAAAATCCTTTACCTGTCTCACTTCTTATTTGTGAATTAATTTGAGATGTCATTCTTGCTTTGTAAGTCATAGTTTTAAGAAACTCATCACCTGCACTTAAAATTCTCATAGGAAATGTAGTTGCGTAACCTATTGGTCTAGCAACATATTTATCAAGACCTACTCCTACTATTCCCATTCTATCAGTAAGAAGTCTACTTGTAGCTTGTAGCCATCTTTGTAGTTGCCCTTGTCTAATGTTGTTATCAAACTTCATCTGCTTACTATCAAGAATACCTCTGCCTTCCATAAAACCTCTTTTAGCCGCCAACAATGCGTCTTTAGTATAATAAAATTGGTGAATATAAGTATCAAACGCTTCTTTAGCCAATGTGTTTGCTCTTTTACTATCTTGGGGGGCTAAAAAAGCGGCTCTAACTAACATAGTTAAAGGTTTCCACTGCGTTTGAAATAGCCCAGACACAATGTTAATTGCGTGTGTGTCAGGAGAAGATAGCAAGTTATTGTTTATAAATTCTGATGTTAAATCCCAACCATCTACTTTTCTAGCATTCTGTAATGCCATAATAACTTGGTCTGTGTCATGTAGTTTAGCTATTGCTTTATAAAATTCTTTTGGATTTCCTGTTTTTAAAGTTGCCATTGCAGGGTCTTCAGGATTTATTTTTAACTCTGCGGCTCTAGTACCATCTTTGTTTACTTGCATAAACCTCATGGCTCTTGCAACATTTTTAGTAATTTCTTTTTGATTAATTAAAGTTTCACCTGCAATGTTTTGTCTTATGTTTAATTCTGCTAATATTTTTGCTTCTTCATCAGGAGTTATATCTAGTCTGTGCAAATCATTACCTAGCTTAACTATGTCATCACTTTGTTTAGCTAATAAATCTCCATGTGCTAATATTTCAGCATACAATAATCTATCTGCTTTTGCTCTTGATTTACCTAAAGCTAAAACTGCATCACTGTCTAAACCTAAGACTTGTGCTTGTGCTATTGCGTATTTTTCAGAAACAACATCATCAATTATCTTACCTTCCCTGACCATTTGGTCTGCAAGGTTTTTTAGATGCACTCTTATTTTTTTAGGATACTTGTAGAAATTAAGCAGTTCTTCAGGTGGCTTTCCTGTTCCTATAGTTTTTCTTAAATTTACAATTTTCTCATCAATACTGTTACCAGTCAGTTTGCTTTCAGTTGTAAGTCTTTCGACAGTCTGTTTATCAAGATTTTTATATAACGCTTTATCAGGTTTAGGTTCTGCTAAATCTTGAAATAATCTTTTACCTGTAATTTCACTTCTACCATAATCGTGGATATCTTTTAAGTTTTTAACTGCTGTATTTTTACTTCCTCTTATTCCCAATTTAAAACCACCATAAGAAAACGCACCTCCAAAAACTGTACCAAAACCAAATCCTGCTCCTGTAGCTAATGCACCTCTTTTAAGACTATAGCCATCACTTACACCTGTTTTAATTTCTGTAATTTGAAGCATAGTGTCTTGTGCTGTTGCTACTACTGCACCAATTTTGCCTTCTACTAATGCACCTTTCATTACAGCTTTTCCCATAGCTTCTTTACTAGCTACTTTGGCTGTTTCTTCTAAAACTTGTTTATTAATCTCTCCTGCCACTCTACCTTTAAGGGCTTCTGTTAAACCTTTTCTATAAGCAACTTTAGCGGCTTGACCTCCAATACCAAAAGATATTAGGTTTACTGGGTCAGCTATCATTGCTCCACCATTGTCATATAACCATGAACCAAAACTTCTATTTGGGTCGTCCCAAAATGATGGCAATGCGTGATAAGTAGCTGATATATAACCTAACTGTGCATTTCTTTCTGCACTGTCAGTGAATGCGTTAGCTAAATCTTTAGTCATTGAGCCAGTGTTATTGTTTCTCCAAGACCTGTCATTGTAAAAATATTCTAATAAATCGGCATGAGACATTTCTGCAAATACATTATTTCCTCTTGCAGTAATTTCACTTTCACCATCTCTATGTGTGTAATAACTTTTTAGCGTATTATAAAATTCTTCTGTTTTAATTTCTTCTAGTGCTTCTTCTTCACTTGTTACTTTTCTTAATTTGGAGATTGTTGATGATGCTGAAATCGCATCTGTTACTTTGGTTTTTTTCTTTGTACTGAAGTCTATTTTTGTAGCCATGTTATCCTTCTATGTTGTAAACATTAAATAACAACTCTTGTATTTGATTTAGATTTGCATTTTTTTCTTCATCTGTGCCTTTCATCAAACCCAATGAAGTAGTCATATTAATAAGAATAGTTCGGTAATCATCTTCACTCATAGCGGAAAGAATGTCACCATTAAATTCTGAACCTAAAATTTCTTGTATATACGTTTGAAATTTAGGGTCTCTTACTTGTTCTATAAATTTTTCTTGTGATATAATTCCTTCAATTCTAGGAGCAAGTAAGAAATCTTGTTTTCCTGCTTTTTTAATATTTTCAGTAATTTCATTAACATACTGACTAAGGGTAACGTCTGCTACACCATCACCTGCATCTCTTTGAAATATTACAGTGTCATTAGTTTCTTGCTGTGCTTTAATATTTCTTTCTTCTATTTCTTTATCAATTTCATCAAACTCATTTTGCATTTGAACTTCTGGCATATCAAGTGTTTTAGGTGCTTTAAATACATCTTCATCATTACCTGTCCATGTTCTAATTGCATAGGTTTCAATTTCAGCAATAAAATCTTTTCTCATTTTAGAAGTAACATCAAGACCTTCTGCTTTCCATCTCAATTCTTGTTCTTCAATTTCAAAATTTACATATCTTAAAACATCAGCTTGTGCCGCTTGTGCTGTTCCAGTGCCATCATCACTTTTAGTATATTTTTCTGTAACTTGTTTTACAATAGAGTTTTTAGTATTTACATAATGGTGGTCAGTATCTTGAATAGGTTTTAATCCACCTGATTGATATTCTGCTTCATACCTATCCCATCTAGCATTTGCCTTTGCCCATAAATCTTGTGGTATGCCTTCGTTAACCATTTCTTTCATCATCTCTGCATGAGTTTCAAATCCACCCATAGAAATACTTAATAAAAAATCTTGTGAACCTTTGTAATCTTTAATTTGTCTACTCTCTGGGTCACTGTTAAAATATTTAGTAAAAGCCTCAATCGTTCCTACATCACCTTTACTTGCTATAGTAATTTGTTTTAAATATTCTTGTATTTGTAAAGTAGATTTTTGTGTACCATCTTCATTAGGTGTAAAGGCTTCTACCCAAATAGCTTGTGTAGCTTTAGCTGTATTATAACTTTCATCTCTCCTTACTTTTTGAGTAATAGCATCTCTCTTAGCAATTAATGCCGCTTTTAAAGCATCTGTTTTTGTGTTCTTTCTGCTGTTTAATGAACCTAATTCTGTACCATCTCTGCCTTTACCTAAATTTAAAGACATAATTTTTTCGGCTCTTTCTATTTTTTCAGGAGTATCAGCACTATCAATTAAAGAAGCTACGTCTTGTCTTAAAGCTATCATCAATTCTTCATTAGTATAAAATTGAGTTACACCTTCGTTATCACTTGTACGCAGTGTTGTACCAAAGGCTTTCCATTCATTGACATATCTTGTTTCTAAATCTTCATCAGGTATGTTAGATAACACTGTTCTAACGTCACTAATTTTCTGGTCTCTTATTATCTCGCCTCTTTCTACAGCATCTTTTTCTGCTTGTTTGGCTTTCCAATAATTAAAGTTTGAACCAAAACCTGCCATGAAAGACGTATCTTGTCCATCAAAGTCAGGGATATATTTTTTATAAAAATCGTTTAGTTGCATTGTTGAAATATCATATTCACCTGCTTCTAATGCAACATTAATATTATTGATAACTTCAGCCGCTTTTACTCTACCACTATGAAACTGTGTAGTTGCTTCAACATACTTACCAGTTAAATCTGGGTGTTTACCTGCAAGAATTTCTGATTGGATAGTTTCAAGATTTTTACCTCCTGCTTCCATTGCTTGTATTTTTTCAATAGCCTTATCTTTTTTTAAATCTTGTTTTGTACGAAGTGCGTTGCCAAATTTTTGTGAAGAATTAATTAATGATTTTGCTAATCCATCACTTTCAGTATTAGTGTAAACTTTACCTGCATTTCCTGCACCATAGTATTTGTTTGTAACTTGTCTGTTATATTTTGTAGCCATAATTTATTGTTTTTTTGCCTGTTTATCTTTTTCATTTTGGTAGTAACCACCTGTAACTGAACCTGCTATATCTAATACTAATCCAGTTCTTGATGGTTCAATAGGAGGAGTTAAACTGTTATATGTTTTAGACAGGTTAGCGTAGGCTTCTGTTTTCTGGTCTGCTAATGTCACCATGTCTTTAGAATAATCTCTATCAATACTATTCCAATCATCATCATATAATCCACCAATAGATTGAACTATCTTTGTACTGTTACCAAAACCTAGATTTAATGATTGTGCAATTTCTGCCTCTCTATCTGATTTTACTTTTAATTTAGATATTGCTTTTTCTTGGTCAGCTAAAATTTTCTCGTTATCAATTTTTTGTAAGTCATGTAAATAACCTTTATCGGCGTTTCGTCTTGATGTATCTTGGTCTCTCCTAATAGCACTGTTTTGGGCTTTCTTTTCTCTATGCCCTTGAACTGCTCCTGCTACTGCTAGACCTGCTTGTACATACGCCGCATTACACATTAATTATTTACCTCTTTCATCATTAATATAAATGGCATTTTTCCAATACCAAAATCTCCTATTTTTCTTTTTGGTTCAAATCCTAAGAACTGTAACCATTTTAAACTTTTCCAATTTCTTTCATCTACAAAATTGTAGACGTGTTTATAATCTTTACTCATGTCTGCTACCCATTTAGGACACTCTTTAATAAACTGTTTAATATGTTTAAATAAATGTTCACTAGATAGAAGCCAAACTACACCGTAGTCTTTGTCATCAGTGGGTGACGACCCAAACATTCCAATAACACCTTCAGACTGTGTACCTACAATAGAATAAATCTTTGCATTCTTTTGAGTAAAAGGAAGAACTAAACTTTCTAAGGGTGTTGAACCATCAGAAGCCATAATTTCTTTTCTGTCTCCTATTCTCATTTTAGGTGCTAACTCTAAAGCGTCAGCTAATACTGCTTTTCTTACGTAATTTTCTTTCATTAAATCCTTCTTGCTCTTGAATGATAATAACCTTCAACCTCTGCGTCTGCGATATACATAGGCAGGTGAGAAGAAGATTTTATATTTAAAGTAAACTCTGTATTTTGACATTGGACTGGAACTCTTAATGTTCCTGAAGCTATAGCAGGTTGTCCTATTATACTTGTAGATGTTCCAATGATGTAACCATTCATTATACTTGTAGATGTGTCTCTATTGTTTGGAGCAACTTCTACTTCAAAAAATCCACTATCTTCAAAATTAAAAGATATGTTTCTTATTTGGTATCTACCTGATGTTACTGCTACTAATCCTCTACCAGTATTCTCTCTGATATACTGTGTAGACATTGTGTATTTACTTTCGTAAGGAACACCAATGTATAACGCTGTGTGATTACCTACGATTGTGTAAGTAGACCCAGACGTATTTGTAGCTGTGTAGTTATTTCCGTTAGTTCTATCAACTGCTATTAAACCAGTTTTTGCACCATAAGGTGATGTGAATGTTGTTAACCCTGTACCACTAGCATAAGTACCAGTTACAGAAGTTTTTAAATCTATAAATACACCATGACCTATTGTTGCATCTTTTAAATTTCTTAAATCTAGTTTTAATAATTTTGTAGTAGTTCCTTCAGAAGCTAATACATATAAGAAACTTTCAAAAGACCTAGCACCTAATATTTTCATACCTGTGAATGTCCATTTAGACCAAGCATTTTGTACTTTCTCTCCACCATCAAAGAAGTATTTATAAATATACATTGTGTTTGAGTTAGTAGCAGAAGCAGTACCACTAAAAGGTGCTGACTGACTGTCTGCTGTATCAGAAACTAAGAATGCTAATACATCTTCTGTTGTGTTTGATATAATTTGATAACAATTTGCAGGTATTAAGTTCTGTACTGACACAGAAATGTCCATACCATCATTTGTTAATGTGTCATCATCAGCAAAATACTCTCTTACTGCTGTACCTGATGTTCTTGCTTGTGCAAAGTAAGCATACTTACCTGCTGAAATTGGTTGTACTTTATCATCATGTTCAAATGCAGATACTTCATTAAGTATTGCAGTAGTAGGAGATATACTTTCTCCTGAACTATCTAGTTTGTATTGTGATGTATCAGAAAATAATAATAAACTTTCATTGAAACCTACAGAGTTTTTAAGTGTGTTAACCTGTGAACCACTAGCCGCTATATCAATAGGGTCAGTGTCTAAAACTTGTGTAGAAGTTGTTGCAAAGTAATTAAAAAATGAAGCATTCTCTGTTAGTATTAAATTTTCTCCTGATAAAATACCTAATCTATTTTTATAATAAGTTAAATTATTAACAGTTCTCCCAATGAATGTAGGATTAGGGTTACTGTCTGCATCTCCACAAACTCTATCCGTCCATGCTAATTCTTGGAATGTAAATGTACCATCATTATTGTTAATTAATGCGTGTGGCATTGTTGAGTTTGTTACACCTAATGATGTTGCAGGTGCTATAGTTTCATTCCATACACCAGACTTGCCTGTAAATTTTACATAGTAATCAGATAACGTATCGCCTTCTTCACCAGTAATTTTTATAATTACATCTGTCTTTCCATAGAAAGGTAGTTTACTAAAATCTTGTATTTCATCTCTGATTGCATACATGGCTGTATTACCAGAACCATCTGATGTAGTTATAGTATAAGCCGCATTACCATCAGTAGGTTTTCCATAGATTACACTATCAAATTGTTCAAATGAAAAATGTGAAGTGAACCCTGAATAATTAGACAACCCTTGTGTTGTAGATACTGATGAACCAGTAGAAGTGTTGACAACTTTAAAACCAATACCGTTTGCATTACTATCCCAGTGTGTGCTTGAAGTACCTTTTAAAAGTATGTCTGTAATTTTGTTAGTGTCTCTAAATTTTGCATCAGTTGCCGCATCATTACCAGTAGGTAATTGAAAGATAACTTCTAGTTCTTGTGCCATTGAAGGGTGTTTCAATGCTACTTTATATTCTCTACCGTAGTTTGTTAATTTACAAACAACTAAAAATTCTTCTACTTTAGCCGCAGAAGTATTACTATCTGCTGTAACTGTTTTAGAACTGTTTGCTAAAAATGTATAATCAGCAATGTTAACTAATTTAAAATCTTCTCTAGGATTTGTAGATGTTAAATAACTTGAACCACTTGCAATCGTAACTGTCTTTGCATTACCATCTAAATCAAATACTTTAATACCTCCATTGTATAAAGCTACAATGTATTGATTACTTGCGTCTCTAGCTATTGACCAGAATTTTGTTTTGTTAGAATAAATATTAGAACTGTCTACTGTTGCTACATAATCTAAAGGGGGTCTTTTTGATAATCCCTCTGTAAGACCATTTTGTAAATTTTGTTGGTCTTCTCCCTGATTAACTCCTCTTTGTGTAGGTGTCTGTTGGGACATACCATTAAGGAAATTAGGAATTGATTGTGATACAACACTTCCCATATTTAGTAAGTCCTTCGACCTGTTCTGTTAATTATAGAATAAGTATTAGCGTCACCTGATAAAATATTAACATCAGCTTCTTGGCTATCCGCTTGGTGGAATGCCATTAATGCTTCATTTTCATCTTGACCTATTAATTGTGTAATTTCTTTATCACCTATAAACCTTGAAGCAAATCTTCTTGATGCTTTCATAGTTACATATTGTCTAGCGTATTCTGGTAAATGTTCGAATTGCTGTACTAATACTAAATCAACAGAAGCAGGTGCAGATGCAAATACGTCTGTATGATTATCTAAATCATATAAGTAACCATTTCTTATTGTGTAGTTTAAATTTCTGTAGGAGATGTTTGCGTCAGCTTTAACGCAGTTGGAAGGAAGGGGAACTTTACCATTACCGTCTAAAGATAATGATTTGTAATTAATGTGTGAATTGAAATTCCACCCTTGTGATTGGATAGACATTGAAGTTTCATTTAGGATATTTATAGCTGTACTTACGTCTACTGTTGTAGTGCCTGTAATACTATTAACTGGTGCTTCACCAATCGTAGAAAGCATTATGTTTACAGATTGTAACTCTGTAGTTGGGGTAATCTGTGTTGCCATATATCCTTTATGTAAAATTTTTTGTGAAAATATGATGGGGGAAATAAATCCCCCACCAAATAAAAGAAGGGTATTAAGCCGCTTCTTTGATACCTACTGCCGCTTCTGGTCTTAGTACACCATGACCCATAGCGTATTTAGCAACCATTAACGTGCCTTGTCTTCTTATCTCGTATTCCTTCTCAACGGATAAATCCATCAATTTAACAGTACCTACTGCTGAAGGGTGAGAAACCAAAGCTACAAAGTTAGCTAAGTTAACTGCTTGAGGTGTTGAACCACCTGCTGTAGCTGAACCTGCTGCTACACCTGATGTTACATTAGAAGAAACAAAATGCGGAACTGGAACTAATTCAATTCCTGCAATTTTCATTACTTTTCCTGTAGATATTCCACCATTAGAAGAACCAGTGAAATCAACATTAACAGCATTAGTGCCATTAGCTAATTTGTAGTATTCTTCCAATCTCATAAAGCATTTTCTGCCTTCTGAAGGAACATAGTTTGCGTCTAACTCTTTAGCTGAAGCAAAAATTGCGTCAATCATAGCGTTAGCGGCTGTTGCGTCTGTACTAGATGCAATGCCTGTATTAACCACGTTAGTTGTTGCGTCTCCATTTGTAACAGATGCAGATGCTAAACTAGCTTGACCAATAGTTTGCAAGATGTGTTTGTCTTTTTGGAAAGCTAATGCTCTACCAATTTCCATTGAATAACCGCTTCTCACATCATAATGTGCCTTTGCTTCTTCAATGTTACTTAGGAAAACACTTGAAGTAAGTAAATCGTTTATTGTGATTACTTTCTCGTTGTGATTTACAGTTGAGCCTGTAATTTCATTTCCTGCTTGGTGATAAGCCGCCGCTATTCTTCCCATCACTGGAAAAGAAGCTGACTTACCTGAACTGATTGACCTAACCATGTCCGCACCTGTTGTTTTTGAAGCCTGTTCAAATGAAGTGATAACCTCACCTGCAAACTGCTTTAAAAACAATGCGTCTTCAGTACCTGTACTGTTGGCTTGACCAAAAGTTGCTGCTGTTATGTTTGCCATAATAGTTTGTCCTTTTGTTGTTGCATTGATTTAAAAACCTTCACATAGAACTGTTTGGGCATTCAGATTGTCCACCGCAGTGGGTCAAGTCGCTTTCTAGTTTTTGCTTAGGAGTTGCCTACTATAAAGTAAGCACAACTATTTTTGTCTTATGCTTTGGCTGTCTTAGCCGCTTTCTTAAATTGACTTGCAGTGGGTCTGCCTTTAGTACCTGCTTTACGCATAGTCTCTCCACTACCAGATTTTATTCTTGCTCGTTTCTTATGTATGTTTGCATACAATCCAGTCTTTGCCATTTTATATCTCCGATTTAGCTAATTTATTCTTAACCATATTTTGATAAGCAGGGTCTTTTGCATATCTTGGGTCTTTCATAGCTTCAGTAACTTGTTGCCAAGACTGATAACCGTCTACGCCCATTGGTGTTGCTTTGCCTTGAACCAAATTAGGTTCTGAACCATTGACCGCTTCATACTTTGCTTTCAATCCAACAACTGCTAACTTTGCAGTTTCTATATCTTTAGAATTTACTGCTGCATTGTATGCTGTCTTCTCTGCGTCATTCATATTGTCTGCCGCCCAGTTAGACATCTCTGTATAAGCATCATCACCTCCAACTAAATTTTTCATAGTTGCAGATTGTTGGTCAGAGATTGCTTTCTGTCCTTGAATAAACTGGTCTACATAATCTTTAGGTATACCTGCTTTTTCTAGGGCTTCATAAGAAGTGTCTTCTAGTTTACCACCTTTAGCATATTCTTCTGCTAGGTTATTCATATCTAACCCTGCGTTTGAAACAGCTTTCTCAGCTATGTCTAAACCATCTGTCTTAACTTCTTCTGTCTTAACTTCTTCTTTATTAGTGCCTAGCTTTGCTTCCAACTCTGAATATGACTTCGCTAAATCTTCAACAGAATTGAATTTTTCAGGTAAGCCTTCAGGTTTGCTAAGTGCATTATTGTCTTCAACTGGTGCTTCACTGCCAGTTTCAGGTGTCGTTATTTCTACTTTATCTACCATGTTTCCTCTTTATTATTGTGGTTTAGTCAAATTACCTGCTACAGCAGGGACAGCTTTCTCAGCCATCTGCATCATTTGTTGTTCTTGCATTTGTTGTTCTTGTGCCGCTTGTTCTTCAGCTAATTGTTCTTGTGATTTAAGAAGACCGTCTGTATCAATCCCTAAACCAATGGCGATACGCTTAATTAAATCATCAGGGTTTAAAGCCTGAACTACTTGCGGATTTATCTGTGCTAAGTTTCCTATCTCTGCAACAAATTCTCTTAATTTTTGTAAATCATTTCCTCTACCTAATGCTTCAATACCAGTGATAATAGTAGGCTCTACTGTTCCTTTAGGTAATGTAGGAATTTCATTTGCTTGTTCCATTCTTTTCATAAGTATTGCTACCAATGGTAGTTGAAACTCTTGTGATAATAATGAATATATACCACCCATAGCAGTTTCTAATTGTTCTGCCATGTATCTTATTTCTTGTGCTGTTACTCTCTCAGCATCTCTTTGGATTGCTGTGTGTAATAAGAAAGCATAAGACATTCTTTCTTCTAATTTTTGCACTGACTGTTGTACTACTTGTAAATCATATTGTTTCTGTGCTTGTAGAACTGTAACATCTTCAGCAGTACCAGTAATGATGTCACCATTTCTAGTCGTAGCTAAATCTTTTTTTCTAGTTACAGAGTTAGGTCTAACCATGAATACAATCTTAGAAGAAGCCGCCGCACTTTCTACAAGTGCTTGTGATAAACTTTCTAATGATTGAAGGTCGCCTTGAAATTCTTCTACATAACTTCTACCGTAATCTTCGTTATCTATTCTAACCATTCGTAACGCTTGGTAGGGCATTCTTTCTTTTTTGAATGTACCAATACTAGACGGAATTTTTATTCCTTGCACTTCTTGGCATATGTAGAATTCATCATTTTCTAATTTATAAATGTGAGTATATAACTCAACGTCTTCATCTTTTTTATAATCTGCATGTTCAATAATTTGTTCTGCAATTTCTTTTCCTAAACTTAATACACTTGCTTTTTCTAAAATAATAATTTCTAAAATATTTCCTGAACCATCTCTTTGAACCACATATTGTGATAGTGGAAACACTCTCATGTTTCCTTTTTTAGGAAGATAAGTTAATACATTACCACCTACGATTAGATGTTTTAATGCTTCAAACACACTTACTCTTAAAGCTAGTGTTTCAATTTTAGCTGATACTTCTTTTTCAATTACAGATAGAGACTTCTCTATATCTGTTTTCATTTCTTTGTTTTGCTCTAATTCTTCTTTTGCTTTTCCTGCTATCTTTAGTCTAAAAAATGGAGAATTAGGTGGGAGTAGAAGTAAAAGAAGTTTACTTGCTAGGTTGTTAACGCCTCTAGCACCTACGGATTGGAAGGGTGTGTATAAATCACTACTTTGTGTAAAACCCTCTGGTTTTATTAGAGATGGTATAGTTAATTCACTACACACTTCGGCTCTATCTAAATAGTGTTCTCGGTCTTGTTTTAATTTTGAGTATCTTTGTTTTGCTGTATGTGCTGTGCCAAAAATATCGCTATATTCCTGCATTATTAAGGAGTTGTATTAGTAGCAATATTTAGACCAGAAGAAGTATTTAAAGATGAAGTTCCTGACTTCTTAACTTTCTTCTTTTTAATATCCAAGTCTGCATCATTAGCTTTCACCAACTCTGGTGCTAAATCTATAGACTGGTCTGCTCTAACTGGTACTGGTGCAACAGGTTGTACTGGTGCTTGGGGAACTTTTGGTGAACCACACATTATTGTTCTGACCTCTCTTTTAAAGTGTTAATAAAGTTTACTACATCTCGTTGACCTGACTTAAAGTAGATAGTTTTAGTATCATCTTTAAGTGAAGCTGACTTTTCAGGGTAGACATTGTTAAGTAACTTAACCAAATCTTCTACCGTAGTAGGCAATGTTAAATCTTCGCTTAATTTATTCATCTAAAAAGGGAACTTTATTCCCACAAACTCCCTGTTACTGTTCCCTTGTTGTATTCAGTAGCCCTATTCTCAAAGAAGTTTGCATGTTCTACGCCATTTAACACCCAATCTAACCATGATAATGGGTTTTCTTTAACACCATAATTAGGTTTTAAAGATAGTTGTAACAACCTTCTGTCAGCTATGTATCTAATGTATTGTTTAACTTCGTCAGCTTTCAATCCTCTAATGCCTCCCATAGAAAATGCTAAATCAATAAACTTATCTTCAAGTTCAACCATGTCTCTGGCTGTTTGATAGATACTTGCTTTAAATTTTTCTGTCCAAATGTGAGGGTTTTCTTTTATTAAAGAATGAAATATTTTAATCATACTTTCAACGTGGTGTGTCTCATCTCTGATACTCCAAGTAACTATTTGACACATACCTTTCATTCTTCCATATCTTTGAAAGTTAAGTAGCATAACAAATGAAGCAAACAACTGTAAGCCTTCACCAAACGCAGAGAAACAAGCTATCTCTCTAGCCAATCCTTCTATGCCTGTTCCTTTACTTTGAAATAAATAAGTGTGTTTATCAGACATTTCTTTATACTCTTGGAATGCTTTGTATTCTTTGTCAGGCAAACCAATCGTATCATTTAATAAAGAATAACTGTGTGCGTGATTAGCTTCTGATGTAGCTATAGCAGACAACATCATTCTAATTTCAGGTGGTTTAAATTTAGGAATGTATTTATCTAAGTATGCTTGTGCAATATCTACATCTCCTTGTGTAAAGAATTTTAATATCTGTCCAATTAAATTCTTTTCTGACTCTGATAATCTTTCATTCCAATCTCTTACATCTTCATGTAATGGAACTTCACTAGGTAGCCAGTGCATTTTTTGTTGCATGTCGTAACTTTCAAATGCCCAATCGTATTCAAAGGGTTTATAGTATGTTCTCGTTTTAAATAAACTCATCTTAGTAACTCTATCCCTTCTATTATGATTAATATTAATAACTCTACTGCTAGGACAGTATGATAAACCGTCCACAGCACTGTTTGTTTTTGGTGTTTGTTTCTTCTTTTCTTCTTAAAACCAAATGATTTTATGGGTGGGTAATTCATTTCTGTCCCCTTTTAGTTCTATCTCCATACAATTTTTGCCATGACCAACTGGTTAAATACGTTGAGTAATGATAAATTATTTTTAATATATATATCTTCATTATTCACACGCTAAACAATCGGCTTCTGGTATGATTGTTCTTTCTACTTTTTTTGATACTAACTCTGCACGTTTGATTGCTTCACTTCTGCAATAGTACAAAGTTTTTAACTTACGTTTCCACGCTAACATGTGTATGTCATGTAACTCTTTAATGTTTACATCAGCAGGTACAAATACATTTACTGACTGACCTTGACAAATATATTTCTGTCTGTCTGCCGCATGTTCTATAATCCACTGTTGATTTATCTCGATACCAGTTTTAAAAATATCTTTTTCATAGTCTGATAACTCTTTAAGATGTAAGACACTGCCTCTTTGCGAGACAATGGACGACCATATATCATCATTGTTTATCCCTTTCTTTTCTAATAACTTTTCTAAGTATTTATTTTTAACCAAGAAAGAACCAGACATAGTTTTCTGCACATAAGCATTGGCTCTATAAGGTTCTATTGAAGGTGAAGTAGTACCACAAATAATAGATGATGAAGCGTTAGGTGCAACTGCTAAAAGGTGTGCATTTCTCATGCCTGTACCTTCCATGTCTGGTGCTTCTCCTCTTTTAACTGCAAGTCTTTTACTTTCTTCTACTGCTTCTTCTTTAATATTTTTAAACATTTTCATATTTAAAGATTTAGCTAACGCACTTTCAAAAGCTATGTTCTTAGATTGTAA